CACATTAATTTAATACAAAATTTAATTAAATTTTGATTGTTGTTTATATTATACCAAGTTATTGCTGGATTGTCAAGAGTTATTCTGAAATAATTTGAAGTTTTTCAAAAGTTCTATCACAGGATTCATTGTATAATTGTACTGCCCTTTGGGGTAAATGTCAAGACTTTATTTGATCGTTATATGTTTCACCAAGAGTTTGAGTTTTTGGTACTATGGGAAACTCTTTGTCTAAAGTTTCAAGATGATCTCTTGCAACTGCAAGATTAATTATTTCCCTATGAACAGCATCTACTACATTACTACTCATACCGACAGGAGCATTGCCATCTTTATAAAGTTCAATATTAGTTTTACTAACAGCTATTTCGTATTCGTATTTTTTTCTTAGTACATCAATTATCATTCGCTTCATTTTTTTTCCTTAATTAAATAGTATTTGTATCTTTGTCGTTTTTATCGTATCGGTCAATCCAATCAGACAAAACAAACTTCCTATTGGGATTTATATTAACTTTAAATCTAGTCAATAACTCCCTATTAATAAGAAAGGTACTTTTAGAATCTTTTGTTGTCAATCCTATTGGAACTTCCTTATATAATTTATTGTTGAAAGTAATATTAACAAAGACAATTGGTCTTTCATCAATTTTATCAACATGTTCTGGGTAAGACATACCTTGTAATTTACTTGTAAACTTCTTGCCGTCTTTTTCCCATCTAACACTTTTACCAGAAACATCAATTTTGTCTACAACAAACATAGACGCATTAGTTCCATTTCCTGTATCAAATTTTCCTCTAATTGGGCCGTACCCATGAACATCAATTCTTTCAGCGTAACCAGATTCTTTTATAAATGAGTGTCTTCTGTGGTTATCTTGGGTAATATAATCAAACAAACTTTTCATTATGTTTTCTGATTTAACCTTACCAATATAGGTTTCATCTCTTTTAGTTATATCATAAAGTCCAAAGTTTGAACCGAGGCCGGGGCTACCATTACATTCTAGGACATAAATTTGACCATCAACTATCGCATGATCTACACCTACCATGTAAGCACCAACAGAACGAGCTGCGTTTAAAACTATCTTATGTTCTTCTTTTGATAGTTTGTAACCTTCAGTGGTTGCACCTCTGTGTCTATTAGAACGAAAGTCTTCCTTTGATTGAGTTCTTTTGGTTGATGCCAAAACTTTACCATCAATTACTATTGTACGAACATCAAAATCAAATTTTAAGAATTCTTGAAGCAAAAGTGATGCGCCAAACTTCCAAAGTGATTGTGCAACAGAAACCATACTTTTTTCAGATTCAACAATTGAAACACCAATACCCTGTGTTCCTGTAATTGTTTTCATAATCGCAGGAAAATTACCACCTAGTCTTTCGTGTGCGGCAAGCAATCCCTTTTCATTTGAAATAAGAGCAGTTCTTGGTGTTGGAATATTATCTCTTTCAAAAGAAATATATGCAGACATTTTGTTATCACAAGTCAACATACTATCTCTAGTGTTTATCATAAATGCACCGGCATTTTGGAATGTAGATAATATTGCTAATCCGGTTTCGTCTTTTAGAGCTCCTGCACGAACAAAACAAATGGTTTTTGAAAGTTCAAGTTTAGCTTCGGTATCTTCACCATCAATGTTTGATATGTGCAAAGTACCTTTATCTAAGTCATTTTTTGAAACCCAAGCATCTTCAATGTTAATAATATGACAAGTAATGTTTCTTTTTGCACATTCTTTGTCAATCATATTACTAACATTAGTTTTGTTGTCAGCATCAACCTTTGTTAGAACAACAACTTGAATTTCACTTCTTGTTACTTGTTCTGTAATAAATGTCTTAAATTGTTCCAAGTTAACTCTCTCTCTTTTTGCCTATATTGTATTTAGTTTCAAGAGTCCATTCATCTTTTTCTTTGAATGAAATAATTTTAATTTGACTAAGAGGAGCAATAGGTTCTAAATCTCCCTTAATGTCTACCAATCCCCAATCCCCCAATAACTTTGAGATTGTGTTACGCCTTGCAATATCATTTTCTGATAAATTAGTTTCTTTGCCGTCCAATGCAAACAATTCTTTAAAGTGTACAATAAAGTATTTACCTTGTTTGTGTAGGATATGACAGGATTGATATAGTATTTTTTCTTTTCTTGAAGCAACGCCAATACGAGATAGAGTCTCTCGTACTTTTAAAAAATCGTCTGGTTCTTTCAGTACGACTTCAAGCATATGCTCCTGTTTCCAGTTAATGCTTTCCATTTCTTCCACCTTTATTCAAACTATCTTTGATAGCCTTTATCTGTTCATCATTAAGTATTTTAAGAGCAGACTTTGCCTTTTCATTATTATAACCATAATACTCTTTAACATACTCTAGATCGTCTATTTTACTCGCCTTCAGCCAAGGAGTAAATCTTTTCCTTGCTCTTAGACTATTTAGAAGAAAATCAAATTGAAGTTTATGGTCAAGGTGGCAGTTAACATTCATTTCATTAACAAGATGAATGGTGTCTAGAAATGGAGCCAGACATTTATTTACAATGTATGGGGGATATTTCTTTTCCCACATTTCATCTTCTGAATCCATCAGAGGTGTTTTATCTGTATTGATTTCTTTGAGGTAATCTTTTAAATCGTATGTCATTTTTTACCTCCAAATCTTGCGCTTAATAATTCATTTGCTGATGCAGACCATGTTTCTGTAAATGATGGTGTAAATGCAAATTCTCTTTCTGGCAAGTAAAAGTAATTGCCTGCAATGACTATTCGTTCTTCGTCAATAGTGCTTTTAGGAACACTATGAGTAGTATCTGATGTAAAAACTATCAGCTGCCCATCTTTAGGGTGTATACAAAAAGGTTTATTTTTAGAGTTTTTTTTCTTTTTGTCGTATTCAAACGCATTATCAAAAACTAACGGACTACTTCCTTTCGGTGTTTTTACACAATAGACAAAGCTCAGTGAACAGGGCAAATGAAAGTGTGGTATAGCATGTTCACCTTTACGATAAACAGCACCCCAGCAATCTAGCAATACATGTTTAAAGGGTTTCGTATCTTCATTTATTATTTCTGTGATTACATCAGTTAGCTTTACTATTAATTCATTTTCCTTATGAAACGACCAAGAAGTCATATCACATTTCAGATTTGTTTTATGATCTTGTAAATCGCCAGATGATTTAATCAGTTCTGCTATCTTGTCGTTTGGCACATTTTTTAAATTGTAAGTATCTAAAGAAGTTATTTCCCTAGTTGAAAGCTTAGTTCTAATCATTTAAACTTAACCTGACCCATCAACTCTGTCATGCAAGCAAGTAGATTGATTTCTTGGTCAGCAACAAAAGCAGCCTTGTATTGATAGTCAGCAATGATAACAACCGCATGAGGAATAGTACTAGCATCTAAGTGGTCATATAGACTATCGTAGATACTTCTATAAACACGCACAGCATCATTGTCTAAGCTCTGAACAATCCACTCACGAACCTTTGTAAACTCTTTGTTTTTAAGAGATGTCATCAGTTCATTAATATTTGATTCAGATAGATTTACCAGAACACCAGCATCAATCTTACCAGATACAGAGTATCGTTGTAGTTCATTCAACACTCTACGCCAGTCGGGGAAGAACTTATATACAAGTTCTGCAACAGGTTTAGGTTCAAACTCTACCTTTTCTTGAGTCAGAATTTCTTGCACTCTTGCAAAGAAATTGTTTGCAAGTTTAGGTTTCTGTTCGTTAGGAAGAAGAAATTCAATAACACTACAACGAGAATGTAGTGGTGGTATTAATCTGTTCTTGTAGTTACAAGTAAGAATGAATCCACAGTTCTTGTGAAATTCTTCCATGAAACCACGCAAAGCGGGTTGAGTAGATTGTGAATTTAGATAGTCTGCCTCATCTATAATGAGATACTTTCTTCCACCTTCAAGGGATACAGTAGAAGCAAAGTTCTTGATTTTTGTTCTCAGGACATCAATACCAGATTCTTCTGAACCGTTAATCATCATATAGGTCGCACCAATTTCTTCAAGCATTGCCTTTGCGACAGTAGTTTTACCTACGCCCGGCCCGCCTGATAATATTAGATTTGGTATATGTTTATCTTTAACAAACTCAGAAAATGTAGACTTTAATTCATCTGGTAAAACGCAATCACTTATTCTAGCTGGGCGGTATTTCTCCACCCATAAATATGTTTCCATTATGTAATATCCCTAACTTATGCTTTGTAAGTTGATTCGGGTTCAAGTGCAATCCAATATTCAACATCAGTATTGTTATTTTTGTAGTGACTAATATTCTTAGCTGAGATTTCTACATCATAAGTACCATCAAGAAGTTTCATGTTTTCTACTTTAAAGTAGAAGTTAAACTCTCCTTCACTGTCAGTATCAATATCAAGTGAATAGTTATTCGCAGTATCATTCTTCTTATCTTTTACAGTAAGAGATGAAACAGAACTATCTTTTTCCAAAACCATGTCAGGTGCGCCAATGGCTGCAGCTGCACGCTTTAGTTTAGACAAGTCATCATTGCTCATAGTAAACTTGACTTCATTAGAAGGCATAGTAATCATTTTAGTTGGAGTTGTAACAACAGAAGGGTCAGAATAAAAATACTTCATTTTAGTTGAAGGTTTAGTTTCTTCACTAATCATAACATAGCTGTCATCAAAATCTAAGATAGGACTTGAAAATAAAGACAGAGCGCCTAGAAATTCATTTAAGTCATAAATCGCGATTTGTTGGGGAAAGGTTTCTTCCACTTCAGCCTTGGCAATAATATTCTTCATTGCAGACATTGTTGTAATTGTATTTCCTTCCTTAATCACTAAATTTTGATTAATGGTTGAAAAGTTCTTCAACACAGAAGTTGTATGGTTACTTAATTTCATTATTTAAATTCTCCTAGAATTTTCACGTTTAATGTAAGATACATTATAACACAAAGAAGTCTTTGTGTCAATATAAAAAGTTGATAAATCATTTAGGTAGATCGCCCATGATTTTACGAACTGATTTTTTTCTTTGGTCACTAACATTGCATTCCATATCATTGACATGTAGGGCGATAATTCCATAATGAATTACCTTCAATAAATCTGCTCTGTTCTTACCGTTCTTTTTTCCATAGCGTTGTGCATACTTGAGTATGTTGCCGATACAGAAACCTTCACCATGACCACCATCAATGATGAATTCTGTAGCTTGGAACTTATCCTTACTATAGTGTGCATCATAAGTAGAGTCAATGTACTGTTTCAGTTCATCTAAAACAGCAAGTTCATTATATTTGTAATCAATCATTTAATAACCTTCTTCTTTTTATCTACATTAAGATTAGCAGATAAAGTTCTGCGTTCGCCTTCTCCAAAAAATGGATTGACAGAATGTCTTAACCATGATGGAAATATCAACATAGTTCCAACTTCTGGTTTGACATATTCTTCTGTCACTGGCCGTAACATATTTGCATCACGCATACCATGAGCACCCCAACAGAAATATGTAAATCCATCGAAACAACCACTTGCACCATTTAATCCTTTACAAAAATAATCTTCAGCGGGATTGGGGAGTGCTTCAATTTGTTCTGGTACTTTTAGATATAGAATACAAGATAGTCCTATTTCTGTTTCAGTGCCATGATCGTGTAAAGGGTTGTAATCTCCCGCATAACTATGGACTGTCCACATACTACTTATTCTTGTTTTGTATTCTTCATCATCTTTTAGTTTTGTCCAATGACTATTACCATCCAAAGCATTTTGTAAATACGCATTACCCAGATTTTCAATTAAACCACCTAACATCTGACCAACACTTTCATCTTTATGGTCAAACTCTAATTGTTTTGATTTATCGGTGCGATTGATTTGTCCAACTAAAGAATTAGATAAATCTTTATCATTAGGAATTAATGTATCATCAACAAAACCATTGATGTCACCAATTACATTTTCTGGAAGTTCAACCTTCATCATATGAAAAGCATTTCGTGGTCGCATTACAATTTGCATGGAAGCAGGATTTGACGCAGATGTGCCAACAGCTGGTTTTGCATGAGGATTAAACATGTTATCTTTTGGAAGTTTGTCTAGTGTGCCATCTTTTTCGTGTTGTTCAAATACATCGCGATGCCGTTGAGCAAAGTTTTTTCTATATCGTTTGGTTTTGGCTTGAAACAAGATTTCGTCTTCATCACACATATCTGGAAATGCATTTTTTACATTTTTAATATCATTTTCAGTTGGTTCAATAGTTTCCCATTCTTCTGGAGAGCAGGGAGGTATCTCATATTTTCTATCTTTTGATGGTTCTGCGACTACACCGTCTTTTAATTCGCCAGTTTCTAAGTCATGAACTTTTAGTCCCATAATATAATTCTCTTTTTTAAATGTTGTTACTACTATAGTAACACAAGAATGGGGCTGTTGTCAACCCCATTCTTGATTTTTTTACTTTATCTTAATAAGTCTTGGTTTCTTTTCCTCTGGAACAATTTGTTCCAAAGTAACTGTCAAAAGACCATTTTCTATTAGAGCTTCATTCACCACAATATCATCAGCAAGTGTAAACTTACGATTAAACTTTCTGTAAGATATGCCATGATGAAGTAACCCATCTGTAACTTCCGAATTTGCTTCAGTTTCTTTTACAGAACGAATAGTAAGTATTCCATCAGCGATTTCAACTTCGACATCATCTTTACCGAAACCGGCGATTGCCATTTCGATAACATGAGTAAAGTCATCTGTTTTACGAATGTTATAGGGTGGATATCCTGTAGACTTTTGTTGGGTATACTCGTTGCTGTTTAGACGATTGAGTTGCCTTTCAAAACCTACGGCATATGGATTGAGTTGATTGATACTCTCAAGTAGACTCATAGTAATATTTTTGCTTGTAGTAACCATAATAGTTATCTCCTTTTTAATTTAAGCAAGATTTATGTGTGTGACCCTTGCGGCATCACAACTATATTTATAACGATTGTAACATTACATTACAACCGAATAAACATTTTTTTAGAACAAAGTTTCTAGATCACTATTTTCTTCATCATCAGTTGATTCTTCTAATGGATTTATACCCGCATCAATTTTGCTATACAAATCCATGAATGAATCTTTTGTGTCTTCATCAAAGCGAGCAACACAAAGTTCAATTGATTTAGATTTATCACCAAAGATTGCATATGCTTTTGCAATATGGTCAAGTCGGCGAGTTGAAATAACTTCATCAATACCACCATCATAAAAAGTCTTTCTGATAACCTCAGCCCAAGTGACTAAGTTATCTGCGAAATTTTCATCAACTGAACCATATTTTTTCATAGAACCCATGATGATTTTTTTCTCAATCGCGGCACTAGCGTATGGTTGTTCAATAGTGATTGCAAATCTTTCAAGAAATGCTTCGTTTAGAATGTTAGTTCCAATAAAGCGTCCATCTTCAGAACCTTTACCTTTAGTGTTGGCAGTTGCCATCACATTGAAACCATCTTTAGGAGTGACCCACTTGTTAACTTTTTTCAAGTAAACACCTTTACCTTCAAGAACCGGCTGGAGGCACATCAATTTGTTAGAACCAAGATCACACTCGTCAAGAAGTAAAGTGCAACCGCGTTCCATTGCCTCAATTACTGGGCCGGGCACGAACTTAGTTTCGCCATTTACTAGACGAAAACCACCGAGCAAATCATCTTCATCAGTTTCGATTGTGATGTTCACACGAATAAGTTCTTTTTTCATATCAGAGTGAATTTGTTCAATCATCAATGTTTTACCATTACCAGATAATCCGGTAACAAAAGAAGGATAAAACAGACCAGATTTAGTAATCTGCTTTAGTGTTTTGAAATGACCCCACGGCACGAAACCTTCAAAGGGAACAGGAACTAAATTTTGTTTTTCCATATTAGTTGCAATCAATGATACTGATGTTTGTTCAAGAACATCAGCAGATTTTCCATCTACAATAGTAGTTGGAGAACTTTCAGTCGGTAACTTAAATTTGTTATAACCAACTTTAAATTTTTTCTTAAACCAACCAGCCTTTGGAACACCAGCAGACTTAGACGCCTGAACCACTTCTTGGTTAGAAATAATTGAACCAGCGCCAAACATTTGGTTTGCTCGATCAATAAACTTTTGTTTTTGTGGTGTAAATACCATCATAATATACTCTCTCTATCTCAAATTTAAAAACTTTTTTTATCTTATGTAGCCATTATACTACACTTTTAATGTAATGTCAAGGGCTAAGCAATCATTTTTATGAAATTATTTAGCATTGGTCGAACACTTATCTTGTCTTTTGACATTTTACCAAATGCTTTTTTCAGTTGTGATTTGCTTGCACCGAATTCAACTTCAAGTTCTAATTCAGCATCTAGATCATTCAAGCCGGGCAAAAGATATAAACTATCGAATCCTAGACCTTTAGGAATAATCAAGCAGTTATCTTTTCTCAAAGTTTTCATTGCTTTCTTAATATATTCACAAGCAGCTGCGGTATCATATGATATATCCTGAGTCATATCTAAAACTGTAGATTTACTAACTCTACCATTAGTACCGCCAGCGACAAAGAAATTCACAACATTCATATCAGGCAGTCTTTTCTTTAGAAGTGATAACAACATTGTAGTTTGTAACTCTTGTCTTCCTGCACCTTTAAAATCACCACTCATTACTTTATTTCTAGTAACAGGATCAGTAATAATAGTTTGTTCAGCATTAGCACCTGAGTAATAACTGTAACCGTTCCCAAAGAATTGTTTTGACTGAAAGTCCTCACCATCTTGATTAGTTTTGAGAACATATTTGTGTGTCAATGAATTAGAAGCACCATCAGTCAAGAAAATAGTATTAACCTTTTGAACGCCAGATTGTTTTTGGAACATAGGAATTATGTCCATTGCAGCAATAATTGTAGAATTTAATGGAGTACTACATAAACTGAATCTGCTGGGTGAAGCGTAAGGATAACCATGTGTATCCCAATCAGAATGGCTCCATCTAGCAGCCATCATGTAAAGATTGTGCATCATTTTATTCTGGTCGGGTAAAGATAATTTACTTGAAAAGAACTGAAGAAGATTTAATTTTTCAACATCAATATCATCAGGTTTAAATTTTTGTATTTCTTCATATTTTCTGTCTTGAAGTTTTTCAAGAATATTTCCCCTGTCAGAAAAGGCAAAAACTTCAAATGGAATTTTTGTTCTATTACAAAACCAAATAATAGTATAAAGTTGATTCAGAGTACCAACTAAGTTTTTCGCCATAGAACCAGACCAATCAAGGAATAGAACCAAACCATGATTGGTGGCGCCAGGCAAAGTAGTAACTTTTGCAAATAAATCATCATTATACTTGTAAGTGTGTAACTTACTCATATCAAGAGTGCCTGTTTTTGAAGAAGAAGAACGCGCATAAAGATCAGCTGACTTTTTCATTTCAAACTCTTTAACCATATAGGATACAGTTTTCTTATTATCTTTTTTAACCTTTTCAAATTCAGCAAGTGTATAATCGTAATATAAATCACTACCAGACTCAATTCTTTGATTTGAATAGTGTTCATCAAATCCTTTTAGTATGTCTTTAGTCGGAACAATTATATTTTTAAGTATCAATTTTGGAGTATACGCATAACTAAATGTAGTTGTATCATCAGATAACATTTTATCAGCTATGCGTTTTGACGCAGTATCAGTAGTAGCAGTAATTATTATCTCTTTGTCAGAATTTTTACCACCCTGAGATTGATTTTTAGCAGTAACTTCTTCTTCAGAATCACCATCAGTTTCTTTTTCTTTGGGTTTATCTTCATTAGATTGAACCCCATTTTCTTTAGAAACCGCCTCAGATTTGTCAGAATCATTGTTTTTTTCATCTTCATCTTGTGACTCTGGGGTAGAGTCTTGCGTGTCCTCAGCCCCCTTCATATCGTCCTCAGAGGGTAGTTTAGACTGACTCTCTGGGGTGTTTTCTATATATTCAACTAGTTCTTTTGCAAGTGTAATTACATCATCAGCAGTTACCGTTTGATTTGCTTTTTTAACCCAAACATTTTCATTGTCAGAAAAAAGAACATTTGAATGATGTTTGTAGTGTAGATTGATTCTGTCGATAAGATTGAGTTCATCGACATTAAGTTCATTAGTTCCAAAGAAATTCATGGCGATCAGTTCTTTATAACCTTTTTTGAAAATACGAACTGAGCCGGGATATTTCTTTTGGACAGATTTTTCAATACGAACATCTTCAAGAACATTCACCACCGAAAAATCTAGGTTTTGTTTTTCTGAGTCTTTTATCAAAGATAATGGTGTGTCCAGAGCATGACCTACTTCGTGTATAGTCATTAACTCTTGAATTGGTTTAGACATTTCCTTCCAGATTGGAAGCGAAAGTATTCTATTTTTAACATCAAAACATGCTGTTTTTTGGTTCATATGTTGAACCAAAATGTCTTCTTCAGCAAGTAGTTTTGCAATGGTGGATAAGTCTCTCATAACTCTTCTCTTTTTTTATTCTATGTTACCATTATACATGATATACAAAGCAAAGTCAAGGGCTTTTGAGCTTTATTTTAAAATAAATTTGTGATTACTATCACGATTTCACATGAAATCCATAAGTGGTGAAGTTATTTTTATCTTTCTCGCGAGATTCTTCATAATGAACTAATGCAATAAGAGAGTCATGGTCAAGCATGGTTCGCATTAATTTCATCTTTTCCAGTAACTCATAAAATCTTTTACTTTGTTTCACAATCTAATCCTTTATATGACTGAAGTTATTTTCCTTAGCGAAACGAATAGTGCTTCGGAATTTATCAGCAAGTGCATCTTGTTTGTGTGATATAACAAAGACATTCTCGTTGTTCAGAGTTCCCAATATTTTTAGAAACTCATCTGTTCCTGTACCATCAAGTGAGCTATCAAATATTTCATCTAGGACAAGTAAATTTGTATTCGTTGAATTTTTCATCTTTGCAATGGCTCTCCATGTAAAGAGTAGTGCAAGGTCAATTCTCATTTTCTCACCTTCACTAAATGATGCATAAGAAAACTCATCCCGATGGCGGGACTTAATTGTTTCTTCAAAATTTTCATCTAGTGTAAAGTTAACATAGAACTCCATTGAGGTGAGATACTTGTTAATTAAGTTATTCATAACTGGCAGATATTGTTTGATAATCTTAGTCTTGATACCAGAATCCATTAACATATTTCTTGAAGCTTCGTAGTATGTTTTATTTTCTCGTAACTTTGTTCTGTGTATACCAATCTCATCTACATTCTTTTTCAGTTCTTCAAGTTTAGTAATATCAGACCGACCTACACCGTCCTGTGTAAACTGTTCAATCTCTGTCTGTAGTTTTGTGTTGAACTTTTCTAGTTCTACAATAGATTGTTGAATTGTTGCAAGTTTGATAGAGTTGTTTCTAATGTCACTAGTGATCGCTTTGATTTCATTTGTTCTATCAGTTGCTCTTGTCAGTTCTTTTCTGAGTTTACTCATTCCAATTTGTAGTTCTTCAATGTCAGACTTTTTAGAAACAACAATGTCTTTCTTAAATACCTCATCAATGTGTTGTTGACAAGTAGGACAATCTTCATTTGTTTCAAAGAAGTCAATCATCTCTGAGTGTGATTTGTGTTTCTCATTCAGTGTAGCTCTAATCTCTTTTAGCTTGGATAGCTTAGTTTCAGCGATAGCTTTATCAGAAATTGTTTTTAATAATCTCTCGTCCAAGGCAGTCAAGTCAGTTCTTTCTTTTTTTCGTTTTTTAATTTCTTCTTTGTTGCTATCAATCAGAGATTGTTTCTGTTTAATGATTTTATCTTTATTATCTTTTAGATCAGATATAAGATTTTCCTGTAAACTAACCTTCTCTGTTTCTAAGTTGAACTTATATTCAATATCACGAATATCATCAAACACTGTTTTAAGTTTTTGTTTGAGAATCATATTCATAGTAGAGAAGATTTGTATGTCAAGGATTTCCTCAACAACCTCTCTACGATGTCTAGCCTTTAATTGCATAAAGGGTATGAATGTTGAACTACCAAGAATAACAACCTGTGTGAAAGAACCATAGTTTAGTTTTAGAATTTGTTGTTCTAAAATCTTCTGGTAATCACGAGCATTTGCTTCTTGATTCATCATTATGTTATTTTGATAAATCTCAAACTTATTTGGTTTAATACCACGAATAACTTTATATTGCACCGAACCAATAGAAAACTCAACCTCTACGATTGATGTGCCAGTATTGATAGAGTTAACCAATTGATTCTTACTAATAGAACGAAATGGTTTACCAAATAATCCAAAACAAAGTGCGTCTAATACTGTAGATTTCCCAGCACCATTCTCACCTATGATGAGTGTTGTAGGATTTCTATCTAACTGTATCTCTGTAAATTGGTTTCCTGTGCTTAAAAAATTCTTCCATCTCACATACTTAAAATTAATCATATTGCTAGGTCTTGGGCTTCCATGTAGAGTTGTCTTTGTAGATTTTTGAGTCTTCCCTTATCTAAAGAGGTTTCTAACTCATCAATATACAGATTCAAAATTGTCATTGTATCTTGTGTGTTTGCAACAATATCATCGGATACTGTATTTGCATCTAAGTCTGAAAAGTCTTCTATGACTTTGACTTCATGGCAATCTGCTTGTAATAATCTATCAACAAATTGGTCAAACTGATATAAATCTTTTTTATTTACAACAATGACTTTAACATAATTATGTTTGTATTGAGAAATGTCGTGTTTTTTATAATCAGTATCGGTGTCGTCATAATATATTTTCTTGTGTATTGTCAGTGGATTTATAATACGATCTAGTTCTCGTGTCTGTGTATCAAATATATGAAATCCTTTTTTATCATCACAATCATTCCAATAAATTTCATATGGATTGCCGAGATAGAAAATATGACCATCATCAGATTTGATGTGGAAATGACCACTAAAAACAGTATCAAACTTTCTAAACAAATTCTTATCATATCCATTTTGATTTTTTACTCCTTTAAGCATTTCAAAACCTTGAACTTCAAGATGTCCCATTAAGATGTCTGCTTTTGATTTTTCCATAGCAGACATGGTTTCAGCTTGATTGGAAGCATTAATCCAAGGCACTAACATAATTGGTGTATCATCAAGTACAATCTCTTTTGCTTCTGGATAGATATGCACATTACCGTATCTTGTACCAATCAGTTCTGTTATTGAATTTACTTCGTTAGTATTTTTAAAATAAGTATCGTGATTACCAACAAGAATATGAAGCTCGATACCCAAATCTGAGAATGGTTTGATAAACCTTTCTCTGAAATTCTTTGCGGTTCTATACGAAACAAACTTACGCCTGTCCATAATGTCGCCTAAGTGAAGGCAGTGTGTAATATTATTATCTTTTAGATATGGAAAGAATTGTTCTTCATAAAACTTAAAAAAATATTCACTAAAATTTTGGTTGTCATTTCTAGCTCCAAAGTGTGTGTCGTTGATTATTGCAACCTTCACTCATCGTCCTCCATAAAATTTTCTAATCCTTTAGGTTTTGTTACTGATTCTTTCTTCTTCGGTTTATAAACAGCTTCGTCTGGCACCATTATGTGTGGATCAAATCCCCCAACAACATATACTGTATCATCACCCTCGTTATTAACATGTTGCACAAATTCTTGTGATTGAATTAACATATGTTTTACATGAGTTTGTTTTTTTTCTTTTTGAATCCTACGGAGAAATGCATAGTAAATGATTTGCGTAAAGTAAGAAAATGGATTCTTAGATTTTTCTGGATCAAAATTATGAAGATATTGCAGACAGTTTTCAATACCATCTGAAATCATTTCTTGTCTATAAGTATAATTAATAAAGTTAGGTCTGTAAGATAGACCATTAGCAATCTTTAAAAAACACTCACCTATGTATTCTGTAACTCTGGGTTTGGGTTCACCCATTTCTTCGGCTTCACGACAGTCTTCTTTCCAATCAATCATCGCTTGATGAAAAACCTTATTATCAACATAGTGAGCACCCTTTACTTTTTTGGCCGCCATAGTAAATTCCTTTTCATATTCTTAGTAACCATTCTACATTAAAATTGGTCTAATGTCAAGTAAATTATTGTTTTTTATTTACTTATTTTAGACATAAAACTTTAATGATATATCTAAGTAGCACTTCTCAACAACATGTTGCGAATGTGTCCAATTGCTCGAGTTGGATTTAATCCTTTAGGGCAAACTGCAACACAGTTTTGAATTCCATGACAACGAAATACACTAAATGGATCTTGTAAGTTGGATAATCTATTTTCAGTATCATTATCTCTTGTATCTGCCAAGAAGCGATAAGCCTGTAGTAGACCAGCAGGCCCAATAAACTTGTCTGGATTCCACCAGAATGAGGGGCAACTTGTTGAACAACAAGCGCAAAGTATGCACTCGTAAAGTCCGTCTAGTTTTGCTCGATCTTCAGGTGACTGCAATCTTTCTATGTCTGGTGCAGGATTGTCATTGACGAGATAAGGTTGTATTTTTTCATACTGCGCGTAGAACTGACTCATATCTATAACAAGGTCACGAATTACAGGAAGGCCGGGCAATGGACGAATAACTAATTTATTGTTTTTTACACACTCGGACAGAGGAGTTATACAACCAAGTCCATTCTTTCCATTTATATTCATACCATCGGAACCGCATACTCCTTCACGACAGGATCTACGATAGGAGATAGAAGAATCTTTAGCCTTTAACATACCCAATACATCAAGAACCATAAGGTCTTTTCCTTGAGTATCAAAGTCATAATCCTGCATATAAGGCGATTCGTCTGTTTCAGGATTATATCGGTAAATACTTACTTTCAACATAATACGATAAATCCTTATTTACCTATTGACAATGGGGGGGAAAGTGGATATAATAGAACTTGTAGGTTCTTCAGAATAATCTTTAATGTCTTGTTGCTATACTTATATCATATTCTTGTAGTTCTTCTTCTGCTTCATCATAAGATTGTTGGAACTCTTGTTCTTCAATAATTTCTAATTCTTCTTCGGAAGGTTCTAGCTTGACTAATTCCATTCTATGAATACTTCTAATAACATATTCATAATACCTAGACAGACCAATACTCGCAGGAGTCATAATTACAATGGAACTTTTTTCTATTTGGAAAGTTTCTTCGTCTGAGTATGGTTGCAACCATCTTCCTAAAGCTAATGATTCAGCTGCACCGCTAGAAGTAACCTTACTGATAGTTTCCATTTTTAAAGGAGCAGAGATTTTAAGTTGTGTGACTTGATTTTCCACGACAGTACATATGATGTCTTCACCATTAGAAAGTTTTACAACTTGATATATCATAAGCAATCCCTCATTTCTTCTTTTATTTATGCGTTTGAGATAATCACAACTTCACTTTATCAATCTTATGTTTAAAGTCTTCTTCTTTATATATTTTTAATCTTGCTTTAAAGTGTCTTAGCGTAAAATTAGGTCTAGACTTATAAGAAAGATCGTCTGATAAATCATAGAGTTTAACTGTTTGTTTGCCTTCAAGCTGTCTTAGACCCCTACCGATTGACTGCAAGACTCGCACTCTACTTTTAGATGGAGAAGCGAATACGATGTTATTAATATTACGAATATTGACACCTGTAGAAAATGTACCATAAGATGCAACAATAATAGCATTTGTTTCTTTTTCAGTAATTTCTCGAACCTGTTCTCTTGCTTCTGTAGTTGTTCCACCATGAACAAAGAAAACCTTTCTATCTAGTTTATTAATTTCACCATATAACAAAGCTCCATGTTTGCCAACTAGTTGAAAAAGACACAGAGTATTTCCTGATATTGACTTGCAAAGTTTCTCTATAAATGCATTTCGTTTTGGGTGAGAAACAATATAATTTATTTCTTCTGCATAAGTATAGTTACGAACTCTTTTGGATTCTTCTTCTGTGTGTTTTAGTACAACACAGTTTATTTCTAAATCTGCTAGAGTCTTACTGTCCATTAATTTTTTTGTGGTTGTAACTTTCTTAACTTGACCAAACAAACCCTCTAAAACTAATCTGTGTGTTTCTGTTCCATCAAGTGTTCCTGTTAAACCAAATCTATACTTTACATCTCTACTCTTAGCCATAATATCTGTTAGAGATTTTGCTTTAAATAAATGTGCCTCATCTCCAATGATACAACCAAACTGGGCAAAGTATGGAGAATGAAGTTTGTAGATTGATTGCCAAGTTGAAATAATAACAGGTTTGGTTTTATGATTCTTATCTCGTCCAGCATAAACACGATGAATGTGTTCGTCCTTCCATCCATAGTCAATAAAGTCAGAATATAATTGTTCAACAAGAGATGTGGTCGGAACCAGAATAAGCATCTTTAATCCCATCAGATGATAATATCTAACCAGCGTGTAAATTATCAGTGACTTCCCCGAAGCCGTAGGAGATAAAAGAAGACAACGATTTGTTTTGATTGCGTGATGAATTGCTTCTAGTTGGTAATCACGAAACTGAATAGGTTTACCCCTAGAGGTTGGTCGCAATGACTCAGCAAATTCTTTTACATTTTCAATGTTAACATTCTTGTCGTCTTCTACACCTTCTTCAAGGGTATACTCAATTGAGTTTTTCTTACAATACTCCTTTATATAAGGTAAAAGTCCAACATAAATCCTACCATTGCGTGGAGAAAATAATCGTATCTTTCCGTCCCAAATCCTATTCTTAAAACTGGGCATAAACTTGGCGCCCGGCACTTCAAAGGTAAAGTAACTACACAGCTCTCTTGCCAAGTCTTCCTCAACATCACACTCAAGATAGACTTCGTTTATCTTTGATATTTTCATTACATTAACCAACAAGTGACACTGTATCGTTCACCCTCAGTAACTTGTAAAACTTCGTGGGGAAACATAAAGTTAGACGGAAACACAATTGCTGAACCTTTTGATGTCCAAAATCTTTTGTTAGCAATCACAATTTCACCCCCTTCATAATCATCGTTCATAAACAACAACACAGTAACTTGTGGGTATCCCCATTTTTGGCCATGACTGTGATGAATGTTGTCAGTGTGTTCTGACATAAATCCACCAACAGTATATTTACTAATACGAAAGTCTGTTAGATGTTGTACATTAAAATCTGGAAAATCTTCTCTATAGTGTTTGATTGATTCGTTGTAACAAGTATGGAGTGCTTGATAGAACTGGTGGTCTTTACGAATCCAAACATCTTCACTAGATACTCTGTTTTCTTTTACAATCTTACCACTGTCGTGTGTTGAATATGATGATGGTTCATATATAAAATTTTTATTAACAATGCGTTCGCACAGGTCTGCCGGAACTATATTAGTATAGTACTTTATGTAACCTGTGATGTCCATTACGATTCAACGCCAAAAGAAGGACGCCTTGGACGACCCTTGTTTTCATCAATCCTAACTACGGTTTTAAATACAACACAAGTTCTAAGCTGATAACACTCTCTACTTACTGGTTGTGCTTGATGTGGTAGGTAAGCAGGAAACTTAATTAATCTGTTACCCTTATAATTCACATGAGAGGTAATATCTTTTATCGCATTATCATATAATACCGTTCCACCACCCCACTCATTCTTCCAATCTAGTCTAGGATAATATATAAATGTTAAAGCTCCGTCATCTCGATGAATGTGTGGTTCTATTCCATGTGTGTGTGCATTGAGATAAGCGCGTTCCAGTTCTAGTTCTGGCCACTTTAGTTTGATTTGTTGCCAGATAGGCCAGATGTCATCACGCAGAGAACCTTCGCAATGTCCAGCAAAGACATGCCAGTGTTTATTAACACCGTTCTTTACAGAGTCATAATCAAACTTCCACGATACTTCTCTTAACTGCATATCAATTAATTGTGCAACATGTTCTTCTAAAAAACCATCATAAAAGTTCATCATCAGTATGTTAGTCCTGCTTCAAATTTCTTCCATTCAATTGCGTTCTTAATATCCCACCCACGATTATCAACGGACTTGATAACTCCTTTGATATAATCAACTACAGTTTCTAAGTATCCAACCTTATTTTCTGCATTGATAATATCTTCATCAGATGTGATGTATACTGCTAGGTCTGTTTTGAGAACTTTAAGGTCAAATGGTTTAGTTGCATAGATTTTTGCATCAGCTTTACCACCATAGTATTCCCACTTTTCCCGATACAAACGCTTGTAATCTCCTTTTGCTTTAAACAAAAGAAGTTCGTATCTAGATTTGTGGTCTAGGTATTTTGCTTTGATTTCTTGGTTTTTTAGTGATTCAGTATCTAAGTGTTCATTATCTACTTGCAAGTCTTTTTGTACTTGCATTTTTAATTCATCAAGGTTCATTTTTACTCCATATTACAAAGGAACTATCTCATATATTTTATAACGAAATTCAATTGAGGCGGTAAGATACTCAACATCTGTTACATTTTGATTGTAATCCAGACCACTAAGTGATACAGGAAACATATCAGAAAATCGCACTTCCAAAAGTGGATTGTTTTTGTTAGAAAGGATTGTAAGGGTTGCATCTGAGTACATTGACTTATCTGCTGTAGTTTTTCCTACTACACCAATATCATTATTACCACCCGCACCAGCGACTGATGTGTTAGACTTGTTAGAACGAAAGTCTGTAAACTGTTGTCTATTTTCTGGAAATCCAATACCAACTAACCAGTTGTGTAGTTCCGTATAGTTTTCTAGGTATTCATCTACGATAAACGAAACGGTCAAACTTTCATAAGTGAGTCTATCTCCAACAATAGGTATTTCCTTATATGGAGTTTGCATCTCTAATGAGCTTAAACTGAGGCCGGGAATGTTTGCGGCCGTAGTGAAAAACTGCACCTTTGGAAGTTGGTTAATCATAAACCGAAACTGGGTTGGACTAGCGTAGTCTAACTTGTCTGGTTGTCTATTGAGTGGTGATGAGTCTGTTGTCATACTTATATTTATAAAGAAAAAAAAGACAAAAAAAAGGAACCCGAAGGTTCCTCTTTAAGTACTTTAAAAACAAGTCTTACATCAAGTTTGAAACTTTTACTTTTCTGTAGTACTTGTTGGTTGCAGATGATATAGCAATCGCACCATTTGAACCAGCAGCGACAGTACCAGTTGAGAAAGGATTTGCAGCCATTCCGTAACGAGTTTTGAAGCCGATTTTTGGTTGGAAAGTATTTTCACCAACCGCACGAACCATTTGTAATGGAACATATGGGCAGTAGAACATACCAGCGTCATAAGGTGAAGTACCTTTATAACCAACAACATAGTACTGTGAACTAGATACGTTAGCAGAGTATGGATCAACATACACTTTATAACGACCATTCATAACACCAGCGAATGTAGTTGAAGTATCATCAACATTCAAGTTGTTGTTTAATGCAGGAGTGTAATCAAGTACACCAGCCATTTGAAGTGCAGAAGCAACATCAGCAGATACTAGTAACATATTACCTTTACCGCGGCGAGTTTGTTGACCGATAGCGTTAGCATCTCGTTCAATTGCAAACATCAAACCTTTAAACTTCTCAACTGACCAACGACCATTTGAGTCGGTGTCCAAATCGAAAATACCAGCAGTAGTTGTGTTAACCTGAGCACCTTTAACAGCAGATACATAGATGTTACGAACAACTTCTCGGTTAATTTCAGCGAGGATTTCAGATGAAAGTATATTTGCAAGTTCGGTTTCTGCGTCAAGACCATGAATTGCTTTAAGGTCTTGTGCAAGTTCCATAGTGTACTCAGCTTTAAGGGCACGAGTTACAGCAGTAACAGTGTGCTTCTCAATTGAGAACGCCATTTCACCGAAAGCATTAGTTCCTGAATCACCAAGTGCTTCACCTTGAACTGTAGTCTGACCAGTAGCACTTGTGTAAGTACCAGCTGAAGGACTGTCATTCAATGTAGCAGGGTTGGTTTCAGTTGCACCAATGTCTCCACCACCAATAGTACCGGCAGCGTTTTGGTTAGATATATCTGGGAATGCTTCATCGGCAAGTGCTTCAGCACCGTCCATTGATGCGAAACGAGCACGCATTGCAAAGATAAGTCCTGTGGGGCCTGTCATAGGTTGTACACCACAGATGTCGTATGCGATAAGATTAGGCATAGAGCGTCTTACTAGAGAGATCAAAATGGGATCCCATGTATCTAGTGAAGCATTACCACCAACAAAGTTGGTAGATACTGTTTCGTTTAAGAAGTTCTTGTCTTCTCTTAGAGCTTTTTCTTGGTTTTCCAAGATGATTGTAGTGACGGCGCGCTTGTAGCTATCCTTGATCTCAGGAAGATCAGGGTGCTGAAGGACTGGCTGCCACTTTTCTTGTAGATGTTCTGTCTGAAACATTTTGTTTCTCCTTTTAGTATTCTACTATTTATAAAATTGTTAATTTTGCACTATTTAACAGTTCGACCAATTGCCGACATATAAGATGCCATTGATTGAGTTGTGTCAATGTCCTGTGCGATGCCAGAGTCTACATCATCAAGTGTTTCTGTAGCTGTATCTGCATGAGGTGTTACACCATTAGGAAAATAACTTTCCTTCAATGTACCAAGTTTCTCACGATAAGATGTTTCGTTAACAAAGTCAACATCTTCGATAAGCGACTTAAACTTTTCAATTTCGGTATCAGCCAAGTCTGAGGAAACCTCTGACATGACAGACTCTTTCACTAGAGAGGCGTTTGCAGATTTAATTTCGATGTTGGATTCCATCATCTCATTAATCTTACCTTCTAATTCAGAAATCTTTTCTGACTGTGCTTCTAGCACATCGTACTTTTCATCTGGAACATCAACGTAGTGGTCTTCAAACAATTGTTTCAAACCTGAGATAAAGTCTTCAGCGATTTCGCCTTTTAAGCCTCTTTCGATAGCCAACTCGTTCTCTTTCATCCATTCTTCAACAACATAATTAAGATAAGTGTCAACTTTTTCAGTTAACTCACCTTTAGTTGTGGTAATATTTTCTTCCAGTTCAGATTTGTATTCGTCTTCCATTCTTTCAACTTCAGAACGAACTTTGGATTTAACAGCAGCCTCAAAAACTGTTGCGGCTTTGCGTTTAAATTCTTCAGAAAGGTCACCCTCACCTGTCATTAAGGCTTCAACATGTTCAGAAACATCAATAGACTTCAGACGATTTTCGACTGATTCCTTTTTGACTTTTTCTTCTTCTGTTTCTTTTCCGTATGACATGCCCATTCCTGCTTTTAAGTAGGATGAAGCAAGTTGCTTTGCTTTCTCAGCAGGCATCTTTTCCATCTCAGCAATCTTTTCATACATTGCGTTGATAGCATCTTTCTTAGTTTTCATTGAAGGCATTTCGTCTTCCATTTTGTCCATTTCTGATATTACTTCTTCTCCCTCTGCTGAAAATCCAGCAGCGAGTGGTTTAGCAACTTTCTTTTGTCCATCATTTGGTGTATCCATTTTATCTGGAGCACCTTGTGATTTTTGTTGAGCATCTCCGCTTACTTGTTTCACTTTACTAGCGATCTTTTTAGCAGGAGAATCTTTTTGTGATGGACTAGTAACTGGTGCGCCCGTATCTTCGACCTCACCATCTACAGTATCCATTTTATCGGCAGCAGCCGCTGATTTCATAGGGGCGTCTTGGCCATTAGCTTCTTCAAGCTCACCAATTACTTCTGCCTCTAATTCCTCAATGGTTTTGTCTAATTCATTTGCCATGGGGATTAACTCCTTTTTGTCTATTACAATATGTTACAGTTATTTATAAAACTAAAGTTTTTGAAGAAACTTAGCAAAGGCTAACGCATCCGCGCCAGTGTTGCCTTTCCTGTGGTTCCTTTCAATGTCCTCTTTGATCTTGGCAACATCGGCTTCTAAAATCAAACCGTTGTTCCAGACCCACTCTTTACCTTCCATAATACCCTCAACAAATGCGTTGGGAGCAGATGGGTCAGCAACAATATCTGCTGCTGTTGCTAGGTAAAAGTCACTTCTCACGATGTTAGCCCCATTTTTCTGGTCTAAACTACCCATACCCCTAGATGAAACACCTAGTTTTGCACCATCATCCATAAGCGATTTTACAATCTCACCCATTGGTGTGCTAAGAATCTTAGCCTCACCAATAAAGTTTTTACCGTCTGGATAAAGTGCAGTAATCATGTGTGATGCTCTCTCAAGATTAACCGTTGGCCCATCTGGATGACCCAACTCTCCGAAAGCACGTTTTTCTTCGATATACTCTTTGTTATATCGTTTTACTTCTTTACTGAGAATGTTCATGGGATACAGACGACCATTACGGTTCTTAATGTCTGCTTGCATGAAAATACCTTTTATCTTATAATCTTTCTTGCCGTTTTCTTTTTCTTCGATAAGATAGTCAGTATCAGACTCGACATGTTCTGAAATTAACTTCATTGTATATGCCATAGTTCTGTTTCCTTATGTAGTATAGTTTTCATCTTTTCTAAACTCAATCAATACAAAACCTGATGTACCTTGACAAGATAGTTCCATATCACCAGAGGTTGCACCAGTATTTGTTGCAGCAGATTCAATCGCGCCAGCAGAACCATCATAATGGCCACTTCCAGCAAGGTCAATTAATGTTATATCTGAATCGCCTTGTTCAATAATTGCAGCATGACCTGTATCATCATCAGCAGATCCTTGTACTAAACCCCACCAAATTCTCAGAATGTGTAATTTTGCACCATTGGCGTGTCCGTCTAATTCACTTGCATCTAAAATAGCATTGGTTGTAGTTGTATCATTATCAATATTAACTAAGATAGTAACTTTTCCGCCAGCGCCGGGAGCGTTGACAACTGTATCTCTTAATGTTCTTGTGGTAAATGCCATTGTCTAACTCCTTAAAATGATAACATTTCTTTTTCAAAGTATCCCATAAGCACTCTTTCTGGCACTTTATATTTCTTGGATACTTGGTTAATAGTCTTTTCAAAAGTATTTAGGAAATCTGAAGGTTTAGCGTCCATTTTCTTAAAAATCTCGTCCACAGCACCCTTCATCTTTGGAGCTAATTTCTTATACTCCTTAGACTTTTTGTGTTCGTCTTTCTCTGGTAGAGATTTAATTAAGTTGCTAAACTGTTTCATTTTCCTCAACTTCTGGTATGTGGTTCTTAATAAAAGAACCAGCTACTTCTTTTCTTTTGTCTTCTAGTGCGTCACCTATTTTTGATGACATTGCTGTTTTGAAAGCATCTTCTGCTCCCAGCATATCTTTTTGTTGTAGTGATCCTACAAAGTTATCTGCACTCATTTTTCTTCTCCATTTTCTTTATTACCAATTGATGCTAACTTAGCTTTGTCGTCTGCGGTTTGCTGACCTTGAAACTTAGCAGCATCATCTGCCGGTAAAGGATTTCCGTCAACTGATGGGTATCTTGTAATACCATCAGAACCAACTGGTAAATCAACTCCACCTTCTTCGGGGTCAAGTCCTGCTTCTCTATTAATCTGATCTTGCATATCTTCAATCTCTGCTTCAGTAAAGTTAAGGACATTTTTCTGTACCCACTCTTTACTAAAGAATGTACCGATATAAGACTCAATACTACCTAAAGAATTGATTGTGTTTTCTAACAACTCAGCTCTTTTAAGTTCTGCAAAATGACCATCTTGTAAGAAGTCATACTGAATGTGTTGTGAAATCTTTTTCCAATCTTCTAGTGTAATTACACCTTTAAGAATAAGCTGTGTCTTTAGAATATCAGTGAAAAGGGGAGTAAACTTTTTTCGTAGTCTTTGTACGAACTTAGTAAACTTCAACTCATCTCTAGTAATTTCTGTAGAACGACCAAGACTAAATCCTGATTCTGCTTCTAAACGAGAAATAGGTACATTTAGTGATTGGAATAGTTTCTTTTTAAAGTATGTAATGTCATCAATCTCGCCAAGATTAGAACCGCCAGCAAGAGTAGTTATCTCTGTACCACGACCACCTTCTCTACGAGGCAACCAGAAATCTTCTAGCATTGACATTTGATTTCTGTCATCTCTGATTTCACCAGTAGATGCATCATATACCAATTTGTTGCGATACCTGTTCATAACATCTTTGAGGTATTGCTCTGCTTTAATCTTTGGAAGATTACCAACATCAATATAAAAGATGCGTCTTTCTGGAGCCCTTGATACCCGATAGATAACAAGAGAGTCCTCAATCATACGCAACTGATTGACAGGTTTAATTGCTTTGTTTAGATAAGAAAGAACATGACCTTTGTTCTGGTCAATTAAACCAGATGGAACATAGGTAATACTGTCTGGAGATATTTTTATTCCCTCAGTAGTTCCTGTTTTAAGTCCCTTGTCATTATAAAGATAATATTCATTTACATTTCTAATAAGTGTGACACTAGTGCCAGACTTTATATCTTTCTTTACTTCTTTAACCTTGCGAATCTTTTTAGGTTCAATGTATCTTACTTCTACAACACCTTTTTTTGGATTCTTCTGGTCAATAACCTTGTGATAAAAAAGACGACCATCTACATACCATCTACGAAAGATGTCGTGTCCTTTTGTATCAAAATCAAGAAGCTCTAAAACCGTATCAAATTCTTCTCTGATACGATCTTTAATCTTTTTAGGATATGCAAGTCTATCAAGAACAATTGCTATCGCTTGATCTTTTTCATTCGCAACAATACCTTCGTTGATAATGTCTTCAATTGCACTATCGCACTCAGGTTGTTGTGCTATATCACGATATCTACGAATCAAGTCGTGCTCGGTTCGTTCTCTACCGTCTGTATCTAACAGTTGTCCATAAAACCCGCCACCGGCAGCCTCAAGAGTTCCGTCTTCTGAACTGGGTTCAGTAAACCTTTCTTGAGAGCCAGTGTCGGACACTTTTTCAAATTTAAAACCAAATAATTCAGCCATTATATGTTAATCTCCTACCTTGTGTTATATTTAGTAGGTTTAGAAACTCACACCTGAAGGTTCAAAGTGTTGATATCTGAAGTTTATTTCAAATGTTTCAATCTCAGTTGCTTCTGCATTCGATAGTTCGATTGCAGCAATTGAAGTTGGAAACGCATTTCTGAAGATATAACTCTTTAGAACTGTATCATCTCTGTCTAATTGTTCAACAGTTAAATCTGTTTGATAATCAGAAGGAGAAATTACACCAGTGTTATCAACATAACTGTTAATACCATTCTGCCATAATTCCATCGCGTTTCTAATCATAAAATCAGTATCGTTGTATACAGTAACATTCCAAGTCTCAGGTGCTGGACGATCACCTGTGATGTAGATATTTCTACCTCTGAATGGAACTGGAATTTCAGTCAATGTAGATGCTGGTAATTGAGCAGCAGTTACGAGGAATGAAGTTCTACGAACATCTAATCCAATAGCGATACCAGAAGGTGGTGTCATTGTTACTCTGAATTGGTTGGCTCTAGCGCCACCACCAATCAGATTTGCTTTAAAGTCATCTATACTAGCCATTTTAGCCTCCTACTTCAGTAAATGCTACGCCTGTTCTTACAGCGACAAAGTTAAGTGATATGAAGTTGATAGACCTAGCAGGTTTAATGAAGATGTCTGCAACAAACTCGTTTCGGTCAATGACCTCACCAGTATTGTTTGTTCCATCTGCAATAACACTAAAGTCTGTGATACCCCTTCTTCCTTGAATATCTCTCAAGAATGGTTCAACTAGATTTCTAAATTGTGCTCTTGTGAACTCATCATTGAACTCAAAGAGTTGGAATTTAGCAGCAGTTGAAATTGCTTTTTCAAGAAGTAAGAACAAACGCCTTACATTGATTCTATCAAATGCACTTGGTTTTGAAAGAGCAGTCTTGTCACCAAACAGAACCACGCCTTGGCCTGGGAAATTGACAACAGGATTTATTCTTGCCTTGTAAAGTTGATCTCGTTCTGCCTTAGTTGGGTTGAACGAAAGTTTTACCGCACCTCTAACATTTCCTCTATTGAAACCAGCAGGGGAAAAGAATGAATCTGCAATTTGGTCTGTGAAAGCACAAAGACCAGCAGTATCACCATTCAAAGGTACGAAACGGAATACATCGTTGTACTTATCGTACATATACTTATAACCACTATCGAAAACCATATAAGATGAACTTGGGCAAGTATTGAAACCATCTACAACATTTTTAGTTGCAGTAATTGAATTTGCGATTCCTACTGTAGCACCACGATATGGAGAAACAAATCCTACACAATCTCTACGAGTTTCCACGAGAGCGGTAATCATTGTTACATGAGTGTCCATATTTGCTTCTGTATCAGCAGTAACACTTGAAGAACCACCTATAACTAAGTTAATATCTAATGATTCTGTATCTAGAAACTTATTATATGCAAGTTCAATTTCACCATTAGTTATTGCAAAGTCATCTGTTCCACCAGTTAATGTAGAAACATCAACACCACTTACTAGTGTATAGTCTGTACCAGATGCGATATCTGTTCCCCAGTTAGAACCAGCAGCTAAATGATCTGTCCAGTAAATAAACTGTGATTGTGCGAAGATAACATCTGAGTAATAGTTGTTAGAACCTTGTGCTGTTTTAGCATTTGGGTTCTTTGACATATTTGTAAATCTTTCTATTACTGAACTTGTTCTTTGTCCAGCAACACCTACTGCAAATCCTGTGATATCACCAACTGTGTCATAAACTAGAACATGAATTTCGTCCTTTTCTCCACGAGCATTTTCAGTAGACCATGCAGATGTGCCCGGCGCCTCATCAAATAAGTCAGAAAATCTCCAACGTCTTGTGATAAGTGAATTGTCTGGAATGATTGTTTGTAAACCAGCACCAGCAGGGTCATCAAGTAAACGAATTGTTAAAGTTTCAGAAGAAACTGAACTTACTTCATATTCTTCACCTTTAGATTCTACTTGTGTATCTTTTGAAAATACAAGAGGGGCGTTATCTGCAACTGTGATTGCTTTATCAAGTACAAGGTTCTGTTGGTCGGTTATTGTTACAACTTTAACAACTACATCTCCATCAGATATACCAGCACCGAGTACTCTATCTCCAACTACGATTGTACCAGAGTTTCC